CCTGTCATTTCGCCAGTATGCGTTGCATTGGTCGCTTTTGCATTATTTGTGGCTATATCGGCAAGATCTACATCAACATCTGGCATTGTGATAGTTCGAGTGGTGGCAGTTGCTACGGCTCCGGTATCAATTCTAGTTTGTTTAGTATTATCAACAGGGTCTTGGACAATAGAAGTCGTATCGTCTACTGGTAAATTTCCTGAAGGTGGATTGGTGAAATTTACATTACCCTCGAAATTAACATCTTTTACAAAAGTTTGTGGTACATCTGCCATAATAAAATTTCCTTAAATTAAACGCTTAAAAGGTATCCTTCTAAAGCTGGTATTATTTCTTCAGTTGTTGCTGTGCTGGCAACTGTTATTCCAAATTCCAATACTTCACCAGCAGGAACGGCTTCGATGCCTGTAATGTCCCAAACTTCAATTTCATATTGCCCATTGGCAACTGTAACATCTGGTGAAAGCAAAAGAGCTGGCGTTGAGGTCGTACCGAATTGAACGGTTGGTGCTACTGCTGCGCCTGTAATATCTGTTACAAGTAAATGAAGCTTTAATGGTATAAAAACAGTGTCTGCCGGAACTGTGAATATAGTTGTTTGCGCTATTGCTGTAGCATCCAATTTAGCATCTGGATTTAGCATTAATACTGGCGTAGTCGATCCAATTAAAGTTACATTACTGGTAATAAGCTGATTGGCATCTGTCTTGATTGTAGCATCGCTCTGAAAAACTAGCCGTTGCTCAACTCCACCACTAATTGCGGATAGCTCCATTTTTAAGCCGTTTGGTGATGTCTGATAATTTACAAAGGTATTCATCTCAGCAGTATTTAAATCGATCGTAATTTTTACTATTCCGGCAGCAAGTGTTGAACCTGAAGAATCTGTGCTTGATGCAAGCTCAACTCCGCCCATATCATTCGGGTTTTTAATTCCCAATAAAAATGTATCGCCTGTAAAATCGATTGGCGCATTTGCACTATCGACAACTGAGAAAGTGAAAATAATTTTTTCACCACGAAAAAGCTGTACTGTTCCTGAAAAGGTACCTAAATCATTATCAACAATTAATTGCGAATCTTGATTGACCTTATAATCTAAAGTTTTATTTCCTGCTGGCATAATATTTTTCCTTTATCCGCAAGGGTCATTATCGGATACCTGCGAACCTCTTAAAATTGGGATGATTGTCATTGAGTCAGCTATTCCGGCAATAGTAACTGTGGCGATTATCTGTGTTGCCTGCCCAGCTTCCAAGCTACTAATTACGGCTGGCACCCCTGTGATATCAAAACTAAATATCTGTCCTTGACTCATAGATGCTAATAATGTCGGTGCTAATATTAACTCGGGCAAAAGATCTGTGCCGACTGAGATAGTTATATCGCCAGTTAAATTGGTGATTTCCTTTATATAAAAATCAATCTTATTTATTTTATATGCTTCAAGTGTGGCCAAATCAAGTATTTTTGTTGAACCTGTAAAAAGCCCGTTTATATCGCCACCCTGCCAACGCAAAGTATTTGCTATCTGATCTGCAATCGCTGCTGGCCCTTCAATACATTGATTCACATCTGAAGTGACAGTACCTTCTGAGATAGCAAGCTTTCGATCCTGTATCGCACCAACAAACGCTGTAAGCTCCCACATAAACTTTTCAAGCTGTGAGCTATAATTGACAAATGTATTCATCTGCCCAGTATCACAATTGATTTCAAGCTCGATTATTCCATTGGGTAAATCGGAAGAAATTACCTCATCGGAAAAAGCCAACGTTCCATACTGTGCATCATTTGGATCTTTAAACATTAGTTGCATATTGTTACCACTTAAATTTACAGGTGCGCCACCGCTTAAAACATGAAATGTAATTCGCAGAGTTTCTCCACGAAAAAACGATATGGTGTCCAACCCTTCTTGGTTGTCCATATCAACATTAATAATCAATTCTCTTATTGAAGCAGCCATTCTTTATTGTACCTCAAACACATATTTAATCAATTTTATATTAAACATAAGTAAAACCGCCTGTCACGTTGAACTTAAAGATTGCAAAAGGATCAACAAGACCCTCATACCAAGAATACTCTCTTAGAGGGGGTGTCAATGTTGATGGGTCTGGCTGAGTTGAATCGCCAAAATCCCCTGCTGTACCTGTTGCCCTTATGCCGTTTCCTGTTCCAGATGATACCTCACCATAGTTATTTTCTATAATATTATAATCTGGATTGCTATATACTGTGGTCGGAGTTCCTATTCTTTTAGTAAAGTTGAAATAAAATACATAATCATATGTTAATCCATCATCATTTAATACATTTTTAGTGTCCCAAGAACATCTATTTCTGACTATAATAAACTTATCCTGAACGAAGCTATAATTGGCCCAATGATCTGGATCATTGCCGCTAGGCGTCCAAGGCAAAAGGTTGAAGGCTGTTTCACAAGCTACCCAACCTTCCCCAATAGCGCCATTATATCTTCTATCTTCTCTAACAGGACTAAAACCCGATATAGGTGCATGTGCATTAATCCATACAGCTTCATTTAATATATCATAACATTGAATTATAAATGGTGCCCAATAATTCAAACTTCTAAACTCAGGAGATCCTGTAGGATTAAATCTATCAGATGCGCCTATCTGAGCAAGCATTGCTGCCTCTGTCCACATAGGTGCTGCCGTTGGTGAATTATTCCAATCACCGCCTGAATCATATTGATTTACATAAAAATTATCGGCAAAACCATTAAATATAATAAGATTAATAGTATCATATGCCCATTCAGCCCATTCATTTGCTCTATTAACTTCAAATTTTTCTGCCATTGCTGGCGGTGATGATATTGGTCTACTTAATGCGTTTGCTCTTTCTTGTATAGCTGCATTTATATCTGTTATTACTGCCGAACTAAAAGCTAGAAGATTAGGTGCAGATAAATCATATGTCCATGCCATTTTTTACCACCTACCATCAAATACAATATTACCAAACTGCAATTGTCTTAAGGTTGTCATGGAAGTTCCATCATAAAAGTATCTAGCAAGCAATACCTGTGCAATGCTGTCTGTTTGAGCTGGGATTGAACCACCGTTGCTTATATTTAATGTTACATTGAAAAATGGTGAAAATGTTTGACCTGTAATCGAGTAATAAATATAGCCATTTGTATTTCCAGACCGATCAAGAAATTCTCTCACAGTCTTTTCAACTGTTGATGTTCCGCTGATTATAATATCTGAATGATAATCCATAGTTGATCGTAAATCACCAATAATAAATCGATCTGTATCTGAATTGTAAGTTACTTTAAAAGGCCCCTCATATTCACCGCCAGCACCAGCTACAGCAAAAAGCCATTGATATTGCGCATCTGTATTTGATTTGTCACCAGTAAGCCTTTGAACTTTCATGGCATAGGCAATCGTGCCCTCTTCAATGCCTTCAGCAAAATTGATTTCCATTAGATCATCAACAACCAATAAATCTGCGGTAGAGTTGCCGAGTTCTTCTGTATCCCATTTCATATGATATCCAGTACGAGGAACCCATTCCCAAGGATCGACAGTTTTATCAAGTTCGACCTCTTCAGCCTTATAAAGTCCAACACCGCCATTTAACGTCCCTACAAGCCCAATACTGACCACACGTATATCAACAGGCATCACAGCGAATTTGTTTGCTATGGCCACGGAATTAAGCGAAAATACCGCATCTAGCCCAGTTACTTCGGCATTCAATAGCGCATTCATAAATCTAGCCATTGGATTCCAATCAACACTGGCGCTGATTACATCATTATGTTTCTTCTGATCGTTGAATTTTTTAGCCATTATAAACCCGGCAATATATTACCAAAATTGAACTCAGGCGGAAAGGGTTTAAGCTCTGTTCCTGAACTATCATATATAGACGTTGGGGAAGCAACCTTTGTTTTTTTGAATTTATTCCAGCCACCCTCTTGATATAATGCCGAAAATCTAACGCCTACTTGTTCGGTTCCATCTGGGCCTATCCCAATATTGACATCTATTTCCTGAACTAATAATGTTTCTGGTGCAAAGGTTAATTTTAACGTGCTACGAGTTACGGTATCGCTATTCGTTTTACCTTCCATATTTTGCCAATTATCCCACATTTCAGGAATATCAGTATAATTTAAGGCCCATAGAACCTTAGATGTTTTTATTGAAGGAAATTTATTTGAATCAACTGGTTCTGTTGCTCCGGTATCCCAAAAAGAACCATCGGCATCTATTTGTTCAATAACTGCTTGAGGCGCTGCACTCTCTGTAAATAGCTGTGGTGATGAAATATTGCTAGAAATATTTAATGCTCTAGGCTTAAATTCAACGGTAATAACTGCAAAATTATATTCACCTGTTAAAACAGAACAATTCTTTTTTATTACATCAAATGGCGCAGCAGAATATTTTGTTGCAAAAACATTTTCCCCTGCAAATTGTAATTGATAAGGATTATAGCGTGTAAATATTCCACCGGATAAAGTGTTATAACCAAGAAACCCTTTTCGACAATTGTCTATTTGATCCCAATCAATAATATATTTTGCAACGACAGTTAAATCGTCTTGAGATGCATCGAGCGTTGGGTATCCCTGAAGAACTTGAATAGACGCACCGCCATCTTTTCTAGTTGCACCAATTAATGCGTCAAGGGGATTTGCTTTTATTATATAAACTGACATTATGGTGCCAAGCCTCCAATGTTTTCAGTATTCTTTGCGATTATTTCAAGTGCGTTTAATTGATGTTCTTGCACTAATCCTTGTTCTTTGCCTGTTAAATCTGCTTGAAACTCTTGAAATGCTGTAACTGCATCTGAAACAACCCGAGGTGCTCCGGATACTGCTGCTAATTGCTTTCGAGCAGCAGCAGCAATTTTCTTTCGTTCTTCTTCGGTTTTTGACAGCTTTAACAAACGTGCTTCTTCTTCTTTAATTGCTCTCTTCGACTTTTCTTCTTCGGTTTGCGTAAAGTCTAAAATACTATCACGATTTGCCTTTTTTTCTTTTGCTGTTTTATCTTTGGCATCCTGTTCTTCTTTAGCCTTAATTTTTTCAAAGTCCTTTATGCGTTGATCGGTTAAATCATCAACTTTCTTTTTCTGATCCTCAATGCGGAGAATCAATTTATCAATTAATTCAATTTCTTTCTTGCTAATATTCTCTGATTTTTTGCGATCTTCCAAGTTTTTCTTTTGAACATCAAGCATATCTTTTGCCTGTCTCCCCTGCCTATCAATCTTTTCCAATTGAGCATCGCCATTAATACCAATTTGCTCAGTGATCTTCAACTCATCAGAAAGTATTTTCTTTTCTATTAGCTTTAATTCATTTACACCCTTTAACATGGAAATCTTTTTATCATGGCTTTTTTCTTCTGCTGTAAATGTGTTTTGTATTTCTTTGCGCTTTTTTAATAATTTATTAAGTTCTTCTTCTTGTTCAGTGCCAGCAAACGATTCTTCAAAAGTAGGCAGTTTCTCACCGCCTAGTGCTTCCCTTAGCTTTTGCGCTGCACCTGCAAGCGGTGAGGTATTTTGACTCGCTAAAAATTCTTCTTTTGCTTCTTTTTTAAGTTTATTTATTTTCTTTTCAATACTTAATAATTCGATTGCTGATTTTTCTCTTGCTGTAAGATCTCTTTGATTGGAATTAAAATCAAGATTAAATCCCTGTATTGCTCTTTTTGCATCTGATAATGCTTCTGGTAAACCTTTTACCTTATCTTCAAACCGTCCCCATTTCATTGTGGCTGTTTCTACTTGCTGATTTAATACACCCATAGCAACAGCTGTTGCAGCCAGTGCAATTGCCAGTGGCCCAAGCATTGTTAAAACACTTCCAACAGATACTGTCGAAACTGCAAGAGCTGCCATTGCTGCCCGTAGCGCAATAGTAATCTGTAACATTTTTTTGAATATAATAATAGCTGCTGCTATCTGGGCAGCCAATTTTGTATTATTTAAAATCAGTTCTTTATTTGCTTTTACCCAATCAATCATCTTGGGAACAATTTGATTTAAATTTTCTAATACTCTTGTAACTTCAGGAAGAAAAGCATTCCCCATTTCTTCAGCAGTTTCGGCAATACCCGATTTTAATGCCTTCATTTGACCAGCAAAAGATCCTGCCTCTCGCAAAGCTGTTCCCATTGCATCTGCCGAGCCTTCAAGTATTAGTTGATATCTTAACAAAGCTTTTTCGGATTCAGTGAGTGCATTAGGATTCAACCCCTTAATGAACGCCTGTTGCTTTAATCGTGCCTCAGTGATAACTATTCCGTATTTTCTGACCGTTTCTGTGTTGCCGACCAATGCAGATTGCAAATCTTTTAATACTTCAGAATCTGCCTTGTCATTAAATGCTGCCAAATCCAGTGCAAGCGTTGTTAATGATTGAGAAAGTTGTCTTGCTTCGTCTCGGGCAAACCCTAATGGAACAAAGGTATCTTGTAGCGTTGATAAAAACCCCTTTAATTCTGTTTTGCTGCGTCCCAATTCAGAAGCTAAACCAGCCACAAATTCATTTGCTGCGCCGGATTGCTCCTTGAATACCGCTTCGAATTTTTGAATAGTTTCCTGTGCTGCGCTTGCTTCTTTTAGGAAAAATGCCAAGCCAACAGAACCACCTAATAAAAATCCCTTTGCCAGCTTATCCAATTTCCCAAGAACATCGATATTGCCGCTTAGTGTTTTATTTAGTTTTTTCGATTGCTGTTCAAAGTCACCTGTATCAAGACTTAGTTTAACAATCCCTGTTGCTGCATTAAACATTTTTTATATTCCTTGCTTTAATCCTTCTGTAACTTCATCCGCATAAAATAATGCTTGACTAAAACTAAAGCTTAAAACCATTATTGGATCTTTATAATAATTATTAAGTAACTGAATCAACGACTTAAAAGAAGAATTATTTTGCGATTCCCGAAAGATTCTCATTTTTACTTCGGAGATTTTTCCAAAGTTTCCTTCTTTGAACTTTCCTCTGGTTCCTTCAACTCGTTTTTTTTTGCAATATCACCATGCTTCAGTTCTTCTTCAATCTCATTAAGCAATTCCATTGTATCAGCCATGCTTTGTTTAATTACCTTCTCAGTATTTTTGCGCCAATCTGGATGATCCAAGTCGGTATAGAGGTTATCTATAATCAATAAGTTTCTTGAGATTGTTACAATATCAGATAAACTCATTTTATCACAAACCTGACGACATTGTTCTCTGCTTAAGGTGCCATTTGAGCTACTTTGTAAAGATAATTCAACAATATATCGTTGGTATGTTGCTGTATCCAATAATTTAAGCCCTTCTTCACTTGTAATTGCAACCCTTGCTCGATAAGAATAAGCTCTGTCAATAATAGTTGCTCGTCCTTCTTCATTTATTTGATATTGAGATAAGCTTTCAACTGCATTATCAATAACATCTTGTCGCATTTTTTGCTCTAAAATACTATATTGCTCAAGATTAAGTGCAGTATAAAATTGTCCTTTATACTCATATTGTGGCTTTGTGCCATCTCCTAATTTTACGCTCATAGTGATGTCCTCCTAGACTTTTTATTTATTGATTATGGATTGTCAGTGATAGTTAAAAGACCATTACCTTCAAAGCCAACAGACCAAATCACCAAATCGCTTGCGCCATCGATTGTAACCTGAACAGGCAATGCAGTAATTAAAACATTTCCAGTATATGTTACACCTTTTCCAGCAACAGTGCTTGTGTTTAATGCGATATCGAAATATGTACCGACATCAAAAGAAGGTGCTTTACCATCTTCGGTTGCTAATTGAAAAGTCCCATTCCAATCTTTGAATGTTGGCACTTTTTCACGATTTCCGCCAGTGCAGTTCGAGTTGTAAGCAACAAATTCATTGAAATAGTTCAATGCCCATGCTGTAGTGTGACAAAGCTGAACGCTGTCTTTTTTAACGTCACCGAATCTTCCAGTGATTGCTTGATTAGCCATTTTTATGACTCCTTTTTGTTGTTAATTAATGTTTAAATCTTCTTTCGAGATTGCATATGTTACGATCACAGGCAAAAACGTTGCCCAGCCATCGCTTTCAAATTCCAAAATACCTGCATCGACTGCCTGCCCAACTGTTCCAACTTGCCAAGTGATGTCTTGAACAAATGATAATCCCAATAAAGGGTAAGCGTTTACTCCTAAAAGCATTTGCCAAGCAAGCTCAAGTATATCTTCAACCTTTTGGCTCTTATCCAATAAGGTAAAGTCAAAGCCCATTAAAATACGGCCTGCGCAATTAGTAAACCCAAGCATTTGAGTGACATCAATATCTGAAGGCGATATAATTAAAGAAGGGCTAGAACCAGCATTTGATAACCGATTAGACCGAAACGCTGAGTTCATCTTTTTATTATATGTCTCAATATTCAAATCCTTAACCTGACTTTTAAAATTACTATATAGCTGCAAGCTATTAGCCAATGCCTTTAATGTCTGCTGAAACGGGTTTTCTTCTGATAACGGTTTTTCTGGATATGGGACAACGCTCATTTTAAACCTGCTTCCATTCGCTTCATAGCAATTTGCGTTGCTCTGATCATCTGCTTTAATGCCTGCGGTGATGGAGGTTCAAGTATTTCACGAACCGGATTATTGCCCTCGCCATTTTGATGGATTCTTGCCAGCTTATTATATGACAATTTCTTGTCGTGTTTTGCATCACTAAAACCAACTTGCACAGACATCTGAGACATAATAAACTCGACAAAGTTACCTGCTCCGCCAAGTTGTAGAGCATTACGCAATTTACCAGTTTCAACCAATATTAGATTATTGCCTTTTGCCTTTGCAGTAGATTTTTTAATAGCTGGCCATTGACCACCGCCACGACTATTTTTAACATATTTTCGCTGTTGATCTGCTAGATAGATTTTAGCCCATGTGCGCAACAATTCCTTACCGTAAGAACCTCCATTGGTAACTCTGCCAACGAATGTTTTCCAGTTTTTATCATTTACATTAAATGTTACGCCTTTTGCCATTTATTCCACTTCTATTCTTACCCCAAGAAGATTAACTCTCTTGAGTAATGCCTTTTTTATATCAATTGATTGTTTACTTGGCGCAACTGTAATCTTTGAAATCTTATTAAGATTTGCAATCATTACCACTGCTTCAATTTCGCTCTTAGCATGAACTAAACCAATCTCGCCATTTGCCGAACCTGTGCCCATTGCATAAACTTGCTTTTCTGCTTTCACATCGCCTTTGCCAGTGCGTAGAGCAAAGGTGGTTGGGGTAGCTTTTGACAACTCCCCCAACACGATACTCTGGCGCCCTTTGTGGTCTATGCCAAAATCAGACGAAGTTTTTTCGAGAATAACAACACATGTATTGGGCAATTGAACGGCTTTAATGTTCAATGCTTCTTTTACCACTTTTGCAGCGGTTGATTTTTCAACGTTTTTTGCTTCTGCTTTTTTCTTCGCCATGATTTACTCCTAGACCTTAACGCCCATTAAATAGACCTCGATATTTGCATCGCCACCAGTTTGATTGATGAACTCAAGTACATCATTCTGAGCTGCAACGATTGTATAAGCTGTTCCGCTTGCAAGAGGCATTGAACCAGCATCAACTGGAATCATTGCTGCAAATTCATCTTTTCCACTAACCGAATCAGCAATAGAAAATAATACTGCTGCAAGGCCAGAACTTAGATTTTTGATGATAATTGCTTTTAGCTCTGCAAATCCAAAAGTTCCGCCAAGCTCATCAGATAAACCTGAAGAAATGGTCAAATTCTGAGTTGCACCAGTTGTAATTGTGTAAGCAATTCGATATGCTCCATCAATTTGACCTGCACCAGTTCCGGCAGTAAATGTTTTAGCAATATTTGCTACAGTTGATGGCAGTGTGTCGGTTGCTTCACCGAGTGCAACACCATCTTTTATTTCGATCCATTGACCGCTTGCTTGAATACTTCCTGTGAATGACATTTAATGTCTCCTTGTTTTTGTTATCGTCTATGGCTACTGCGAACAGGTACAGCCATTGGCGCATTGGTTTGATTATACCATTGAGTCGCACCAATAATTGTGCGTGATCCATCAGCATAGCCAGTTAATTTTGCTTGAGCTTTTTGATACATATTCTCAAGCCGTTCAATTGTTCCTTCCTCGCCCAAAATATTAGATTCAGCAAGGTTGTAAATTGTTAATCTATTGGCAATACCCTTTATATTTGCCAAATTATCAGCAGTTGCACCAGTTAAGGGAATATTATATCGAGCAGAAAATAGGCGTTCGTTAATCTCAGACTCAGCTTCATCGATTGCATCTTGGACTTTTTCTTTATCCAAATTCACTGGGTCGTTGTTATCTGGTTGACTCCAAATTAAGAGCTGCTGCTGACTTATAAACTTTTGAACACTATTTATGTCTGTATATGCCATTGTTCACCTTTTGTCTGTTCCTATACAATTATTGTACATTACCTGAATTAATCTATAAATCAAAATAATCATAAAAATATTATTCCACTACTATCCAAGACAACGTTTCTTCATCCCAATTGTAGAAGTTGTCATCGTCTGGACAAGGTGTTGGTGATTCCCAATCTTTCAAAATATCACTCCAAATCCAAGAGGGATACGGTTGCAAAGGTCTGGGAACTGTCAATTGATAAGATTCAGTAATCTCGCCAAAAGTTTGTCTCATCCAAACTTCGATATCAATCACCATATCAGATTCCCATTGAACTCTATAGGTGCTTAGACTCGATTGGTTACTTCTGCGGATCTTTACGTCTTCGGGTGGGTATGTTTTTTCACCGATAGCCGTCTCGCCATTCTTTAAGATAACGCCATATTTCAAATCGCTAAATTCTAAAGTCTCCCCATCGGTATCCAAGCAAGCGACAACATCGCAGTAACGTGAATCAAGATCACTTGCGTCAAACTCGAATATACCTGTCGCCCTATTATATTTTATTTTTAGATTACTCATTATTATATCTTATACCTTATGATTACGATCCCCGATCCCCCATTTCCCCCAGTGGCAAGGCCAGTACTGCGTCCAGCACCACCTCCGCCACCACCAGTATTCGCAGCGGCTGATATTCCGTCAGTATTCTTTACACCATTAGCACCGCCACCCAAACCACCAGTTCCAACAGTAGTGGAACCTAGACGACCACCACCACCGCCACCGCCAGAATACCACTGTGCGATTCCAGTTTCGAAAGAGTTCTGTAATCCGTCCCCACCGTTTCCGGCTATCTTAGGAGGGGTGTCTGCGTCGCCACCGTCTTGGTTAGCACCTCCACCACCAGCCCCGACAAAGCTGTTGTCTCCGTCACCACCATCGTGCATATTTCCTTGAGTACCAAGTCCGCCAGCACCAAGTCCAGCTCCACCGCCAGATGCGCCATCGTTGCCCGTATGCGGCCATATGCCGTTAGAACCTCCATAACCTCCACCGATGGTGCTTGCTATCCCTGCGATAATAGACGACCCCCCGTTTGTCGCATCTGTGCTGGGGCTCACAGCTCTCGCCCCACCGTCCCCAACTGTAATTGCATATGATTGAACTGTTACTGTATCGGTACTTTCCAAGAACCCACCAGCACCGCCACCGCCACCCTCATACCGGCCCCCGCCACCGCCCCCACCACCAATAATTAAGTATTCAATGTCACCGCCTTGCGTGACGTCGAAAGTGTCCGCTGGATCAGTGAAAGTATGAGAGCGCCAATTGTCAACACCATCAAAATAATCGAGTTCGGTGCCTCCAGACGCAATTACGCCGCCGCCAGAGGAAAGAGGTTTATTGAATGCAAAAAGTAACATGATATCCTATGCGGTTGGTTTTCTATATGCACCGTAGACGATGCCATTCACCTGCCAAAAACTATAATGCCAAATTTCATTAGCAGGCACGCTTGCTGGCGTATCTGCGTCCATCCATGCAACCGTTGGGAAAGTGGTTGTTCTTAAAGTCCCATCAGCTTCAATTGATAAATTCAAAAATTTACCATCGCCAATATTCGTAAAGGTAAAAACCGTATTGGCTGTAATAGGTATATATTGCACTAAGCTGCCATCAAAATCTAAAGCACTGGTTGCAGTTTCTTCTTGCCGTATTGCTGCAATTATTTCTGCGTTGGTTTGATCAGTCGTTGCGCCTGTCTCGATACCGTCAAGCTTGGTTATCTGTGCAGCAGTGGCCACACCCTTTTGAACTGCTGTTGCGCTTTGTATATCGTCTACGCCATTTGTGTGAGATGCTGCATGCGCATTTGGTTCAGCCTGAGAAATCTCTTGCAACTGTGCTTGAACATTAATACTCGTTATGGCATCAAATGGAACTGCTTTTATGCCTTCAGCTAAATCTATCAAATTAATATTTGGTGGTGGTGCGCTTCCAACAGGTGCAGTAAATTCTTGAACTTCCGCAAAAGTATTGGCATCCATGCCGACAATACCACTTTGAAGAGAAAAATCGTAATCCTTTCCAGCTAAGAATCGAACACCATACCATTGATTAGGCAAAATTCCTATTGCATCGCAATCGTTTGAGATCAGCACATTATTTAATACTCCAAAACTACAATTTCCGGAAATACCCCCTATGCCGTGAACATCTCCGAAATCGGGATTAGACATTGCACCCCTTGCCCAAACTGTAATTATTGAACTGCCTGAAAGTGGGCCAATAGTTTGACCACCCTGTAAAGCTGAGTCAAATCGCACTTGACCACCTGAGTACGCTCCCTGCAATGAAGTGCTACCAGTTATTCCGCAATGATCGTAATTGACTTGGAAAAAGTTGGAGGTCGTGCTGGTGCTTGTTACAGTCAGATTTCCGATTATTCCATGATTATTAAGCACACCGATATCTGGCCAAAGTTCCCGAACACCATCAGAAGCAAAGACAAGCTGCGGTGAGGTTATACCACCACCATTCATTTGATCACCGATCGCCAGAGTATGATCTCCGGTAAGAGTTACACCATCAACCATCATTCGCAAATAGGGACGAAATGGGAATACTAAATCTTCAATATAGTCAGCAGGTGAAGCATTAACAATATAAGCCTGTTCACCTACTGCTTGCCAATCTGTGTTATTTGTAGCTGAACCAATAACATCTAAAGCCTTCTGAATAGTCAAATATGGTTTTCCAATTGAACCGTCACCAGTAGAATCGTTTCCGGCTGAATCGACATAATAAATATTTGTTAATGGTGGAACTGAATCGCCACCTGAACTACTGCCCTGTGTTAAAACATCTGTAGACAATCCCCAAACGGTAGTACTCTGATCTAGGTGCCATTGTGGCTGTTCTAATTCTATCATGATAGATACGACCCCTCAAGCTTTCTAAGATTCCCTCTAATCGGCTTGTGAGGGCTTATGTCTGGATATTCGGTTAACATCACGGAAATATCGAAATTGTATGTCCTGTTTACTGGAAGTGATAGCACGTCGGTTTTTATGATGTTTAATGTAAAGATTCCTGTCTCTGTTGAGATGATCCCAGTTGTATTAGCATCGGAAACGCTCGGCAATGCAAGAATTTCGGTTCCTTCACTATCAGTAATCGCACCTATACCGGAATTTGAATCAATTAGAATTGGCGCACCACCGCTATTAGTTAAACCGAAGGATTGCTGGTATTTTTGGCCATCTACAATATCTAAATTTACTCTGGCCGATAATGGTGTAGTCATGATTTTCCTCGCTTAAAAAATAGATTAAAAAAAAAGATCGATCAACCCAAGAGTCAACCGATCTTTATATGTTGTACCACTATCAACTGTCTAGGAGGACAATGGAAACAACATAATTCATATCATTTACCCAAATAAATTATTACGGGGTAACATCAGCTTGGAAGACAACATTTGCATTCTTGAGGATAGGCAAGAAGCAGTCACCTTGAGCAAATTTAATTGCCATGTCGCCACGGTTAATATAAGCATAACCATATGCACCACGAATCAGATTGATTGAATCAATAGCTTCTTGCTCGGACTGTTTAGGCTCGTAGCTTGAAGCAACAGGAGTTGTACCCTGTCCGATTTCCCACCATGCTTTGCTTACATCTGGTAGGAATATGATGTCATCGTCACCAATCCAGCTTTGGTTAGTTCCAGAAGCATCTTCATAGAACGCATCACCAAAGTACATCCAATCACGAATACCGAGCAAACCACTTGGGATTGCATTAGTAAGTATTGAATCATTGAAAGATGCAGAAGCACCAGCCCATTGATTAGCAACACTATCATTCGTTGCAAGATACTTAAGGATATTTTTACCATATAGGGCGGTAGTTACTGGGAAACCAGCATCCTGACGAGATTTTGTGATAATCTCAAGTACTTGTTTTGGAATATCAGTTGAAGCAGTGGCCCAAGAAGCAGAGATAATACCAGAGATATCACCTTTATTTCCAGCAGGTACACCAAAGTCAATGCTATTGGAAGCACCAGCAGAGCTTGGAAGCAGATTGTAATCTGAATCATAGCTCAATGTACCAGTTGCAAGAACTGATTGAACAGAAGCTTTGCGAAGATTGATGAAACGCTCAAGAAAATCTTCACGCTCATTTTGAATCTTTAGCTCAACACGTTCAATGTTAGCTTGAACACCAGATTTTAGCAAAGTAATTGCCATTGGATCCATTGCTTTTTCTTCAGCAGCAGAAGCGAGTGTCACAGGTACTTCACGGCTTAGTTTTCCGTTCTGTGTATGACCCTTTGCGCCATATTCAGCAAATCGAGCAACTTGTTTCGTTCCATCGACTTCCATATATGTTCCAGAATTACCTTCGAAATCATTATTGAATGTACTCAATAACGCAGACGGCATATTATCAGTAATGAGACCGCCCATTACACGTTGAACGATGCCAACTTGCTTTTTTATTGACAGAATGTCGTTTAAATCAGCCATTTTTATTTACTCCCTGCTTTTTTTGCATAGTTAAGTATTTTTTTGATTGTTGACAGAGAATAACCCTTGGCTTTAAATGCAAGTGCAGCACTTTCAGCAACAGTTTTTTTGTTTTTCTCTTTACCGAAATCGAGGCTCAAAAGAAAATCGAGTTTATTCTTTCCGGTTCCAGAAGCTTCAAGTTCGCTATATAGTCCAGAAACGATATCGGGGATACCTGCCTTGACTTTAGCTTTCTTGATTACTTCGTCAGTTGCATCAACTTCCGCTTGAAGAGCTTCAATAGGTGACAAAATACTTGCCACTTCTTTCACTTCTTCAACATCTTCTTTTTTCTTTTTAGCCATCGTTATCTACTCCTTATCCAACGTACTGTTCTTGGAACTGGAAGTTGCCAAAAGAGTTTAATTCAGTACGCAAAGCAGTACGGAAAACACCAGCAGCAGGCCAGAAAGTAACATTTGCTTCAATAACCAATGCGGCAATCGCAACTGGTAAACGAGTATTCACATCAGTACCATCGACTTCACGAGTCATGCGCTGTGGGAAACCTTCATTGCTACCATTATATATAGTGACAACAGTTTCAGAACCGTCTTCAGGCTGAATCCAAGAATCAGCAGCATAAGTTACGCCAATATTCGTAATGGTGATTGCACCAGTAGTTGTATTGACTGCACTGTATGTTACTTGATTACTCGCTACAGCACCAGAAACAATACCTTTCAAATTGAAAGTACCAGTTAAACCGATACGGCGAACAAGTTCAGCAGCAGCAGCAGGGGTAGTTGTGAGAGTAGTTCCGCCAGATGTGTAAGCTTCACCGAGACCAATTACAGATGGGGCATAACGTCCGCCAGAAGTAAGTCGGCCCAATGGCATACCAGCACCAAGATAGACAGGGTTTGATTGAGTTGCATCACGAGAATTTGCACCATCAATAACACCACCACCACGAACGGTTGTGACATCATCTAGCACACGATTAGGCGATGTTTCGATTGATGGGCCGTATCCAGCCTCTAAATCATCGTTTGTTTGTGGCATCTTTTATGACTCCTTTTTTGACATACCGAGGTTTGCCAGTGTTTTGTTGGCTGTAGCATCCATTTCCGCTTCAGCTTCTTTTTCTTTTGCAGCATCACTCTTTTCATGATACTCAGAAAGTTTAACAGTTTTTTCTTCAGTGCTAATCATTTCAATGTTTTCAATTATCGAAATGATTTCTTCTGCATGACAATATCCATCTTCATTTTCAGAAAGATAAACCTTGTTCATTTTTTCCTCGTCTTCATTTAGACCAAGAGCAACAGCAAGTTTCGATTTAGCATCGGCCTGTATTGGCAATTTATCCAAACGGGAAACGAATTTCTTTGCACTGGAAACGAGGCTTTCAAGGTTGCTCTTTTCGAGTGCCTTGTTTGCTTTTTCGTTTTTCTTTTCAGAAGCTTTCAATGCTTTGTCAGATTCTTCAAGCTGAGTTTTCATTGATTCCATTTCTGCTTTCAATTTATCTTCTGCGCTTGGCTCTTCAGACTTGCCTTCTTCATCTTCTACTTCTTCAGAAAGATTTAATTCTTTCTTTAGAAATGGAGCGAACATTTTAGCCAGTAGACCAAGTTGCTCGTCATCCTTTTTTATTTCGTCTTTCATTGAGTCTTCCTCATTGGTTTGTGTTAACACGAAAGTTTCTGTATCGGCAAAATGTTCCGATAGCTTTAAGCTGTAGCCCTCTTGATTCGGGATAATGGGTTTTTGTACTGCTGCAACCTTTCTAATGACTGCTGGGTATTTATTGCCCTGAGTATCTACAAAATCATAATCTAATTCAATGGAAACATCCTTTGAAGATTGAGCAAGCTTAACGCCCCCTTCAGAAGTCATGCCAATTTCGCAGTTTGCCCAGTTTCCATCTTTGGAAAAGTTTTTGCAGTAGCCACCAATATTGATTACTGACTTTTTATCTTTCTGATTATCAAAGTTTTCAAATGGCTTATTGGTAGAACTGGTATGATCTGCGATATACTCAACTGAATTGCCATTTTTAATATATTCATTAGTATTCGCAATAATTGCTTCGAGCTGTTCTTCATTTATATTCAAATTCTGGTTACGGTTGGGAAGTATAAAATTTCCAGTTGATAGAACATTCTTATCAAACACCATAGGATTATCCATAGAAACAGGTTTATCATTGTGACTTTTAGCACTGGCAATTGCTGCCTCTTGCGCTAAATAAAAGTTCGTTCTTGATGGTAATTCTCTGTTGTTCATGAAATGCAGCCCTGTGTACAATTTTTGTATATCATAGTACAATGTAGGTATGATATATTAATAAATCAAATAAATTTAGAAAAAACTTTTAATTATGAATTGTAAGACTCTTACATTGAGCTATAGTATAGCAACTTAACAAAAGGAGTAATACAATGGGAACACGCAGCAGAATCGGAATCAAACAAGAAGATGGAAAAATCAAATCAGTGTATTGTCACTGGGACGGATACCCATCGAACAACGGTAAAATCTTACTAGAAAATTATATCACCAAAGAACAAGTTGAAGAATTGCTTTCTCATGGTGATATGTCCTCGTTGTATAAAAATTGTAATGGCGCAGATGGTCACACCTACGATAAGCCGGTAAAAGATCAAACTATTTATTATCATCGTGACCGTGGGGAAACACTTAATTCAGCTGTAATTCACGACACCCCAGACGATGCAAATCAAGAAGAATATCTTTATGTCTTTGAGACTGATAAATGGATTGTACATGAAGGCGGTTCGAGGATGACAATTCAAGAGGCAATAGAAAAAGATAGTTAAATCAATTGATTGGCTGATTGATTAGGCATAGTCAATTTTCCAATTCGTGCGGATAGTTTAATGGTAGAACACTGGTTTTCTAATCCAGAGGTTCGGGTTCAATTCCTGACTGCACGCTAAATAATATGGAGCAGTGGCGTAAGTGGAAAACGCTATCAGTTTAGCGGCTGATAAAAAATAACCGAACCGAAAGTGCAATTGTCCGTTCGGGATTGTGAGTTCGAATCTCACCTGCTCCACCAACAGAGCATTTTTTAGTGGTTTTGCGCTCTGACAAAAAACAATAATCACTCTTCCGTTGGCAGTGACATAAGTTATGGAACTGCATTCTTTATATGAACGATATAATGACTGCTAGGAAAGACTAGCAATTTGAGAGAGTAGTTTAAGTGAAAAACACATGAAGGTATAGACGTATACTGGATGGTTGGCTGTTCGTTGTCAGTCCCCTCTCACCATTCGTCCGTGGCGGAATAGGTAGACGCTATGCGGTAGTCAACAAACTGAATCACGATAACAGTTGACATGTAAGGTGCAAATCCTTGCCGGACGAACAATTTAACAAGGAATAAAATATGAATGTAAAAATGCTACGTGAAAAGCATGGCTGGACGCAAAAAGATATGGCAACCTATGTTGGTGTATCGGTTAGCACCATTCAGTCATGGGAACAAAACAAACAAGGCTCCGAGAACTCGCTGAGAAACCCAAGCAAACGGCATCTTGAAAAGCTGAGGAAATTAGTATGAAAGTAGGCGAATTAATAAAGTTGCTACAGGAACAAGATCCAGAATTACTGGTATTAGTTGACGGGCCTGAGTTCGGATTGGTAGAGCCAGATTTAAGAATTGTGGAAGTCAACTTAAATGAAAATACAGAAGAAGACGGGGACACCATGATCTTTGCAGGCCCTCACAGCATTGCGCATGATCTTAATCGAGTAAAAGAAAAAACAAAAGCAATTTATTTAGAAGGTGATACATGAGAAATTTAACAAAGCTAAACTTTCTTGAGCAGCAATTAATCCTCAAGGAAATAGAGGTTGCAGCATATGCACATTTAGACGAATCAAATAAAAAAAAGGGTTTGCCAGCTTGGGATATGGTCTCAGAGGGTGTTGCAAGAATGGAAGCATGCCTTATAAGAAAGAAAATTGCAGAGCTAAGAAAAGAAAACTTTCCGGAGGATGAAGCATGAAAACCCCTTGCGGTCATAATTGGCAATCATATACTGGCACTGGTAAAACAAATATTTATAAGTGCTCGATTTGCGAGACAGAAGCCGTACACTTCAAGCATTCACCTCGTAATGAAAGATTGGTTGATATAGAGCAGGTGTCACAATTACTCGAATTATATAGTCAGGCACTTACCTCAAGTGAAGATTGTCTAATGGTTGAATATGAAGGCTGTGCAGTAATGTGGGATGCCTATAACTACTCCAAAAGCAATCTGAATAAATTTTTGGGAGATGAAGCATGAAAACTAAACGAGGCGCTATTTAAATCCCTTCAACAACTGGTCGAGCCTGCCAATCAGTCTCAAAATTAGGTGAGTCATTTACGTTTATCACATCTGAGCGTTTAACCTTTTCCTTTTCAAATATTTCTATCGCTATGCACCGACAATTAAATCCGCATGGTGGAAAGTTGATATTCCACCAAAGATCATCTTTAGGTAATACGGTGCCATCTGCTTGAACATGTAACGGCCTTACATGCTGGTCGCCCATTGTGACATATTCAAAACCCCAAAGCAACTCACCTGAGATTGGATCATTTGCCGATTGCCATCTACCGCCAGCCATAGCGATTTGCGTTTCAGTCCGGTAAATCGTAGTGTACCAATAATCGTGACGAGCTGATACCCCAGCCAGTTGAAATGCTCGTTTGATTTCTTTTAGTGCTTGTGCTTCGGTTAGCTCCTGAGAAACAATATCAACAATCGATACTGATAAACGAGAAGTGAGGCGTTTAGTAAATTCTTTTCCGGCTGTTCTGGCAGTGGTAGCATATCGGTTTGCTATTCGTTGTCGTTCTATTGCTGATAGATCCAGTTCCTCGGCCAGCCCTTCAAATAATTCTAGTGAGGGTTCAATTGCTTGAGTGGTTGCAAGCCCAGTTGGATTTATACCAGCTCTCAATAACATGTTCTGCATATCTTCTTTTTCGGCAAGATGCGTTGTCTCTGGTGTTTGTTTAGCCAATTCCCGATTATACATGACCATGCCGATCATATGCGCAATGATAGCGCCTATTTCTACCTGTGCGGTGAATGCAGTTGAATATTTATCTATGGTAGGTTGAAAGTCATAATTTGAATCTTTGAATTGCTTTATAAGATCTTTATATAATCCCATTGATAAACGGTTTGAGACAGTAACGCCCTTTTTGGTAACCCTTTCGAGCATCTTTTGGTATTTTACTGCCAGCTTCCTAGACTTAGCTGATGCCATAATTATAGATTCCCAAACCTTATTGGCTTCTTTTTAATTTGTTTATCAGATTCATGCTTTGCCTTGCTATATTCCTTCATCCAATGCGAAACAGACCCTTTATTTTCTTTTGCTAATTGTGCCAAAGTTACAGGCTTAAAATCGGGTAGATAGGCCATGATTACACCAATTCGTATAAATTGTCTGAAAGTATTTTTTCTGCGACTGGATCCGGTGATTGCATATTATTTAGAATATGAGAAAATATATTAAGTGTATTTAATTCCTCAAGTATATCTTCGACAATATCAAAATCGTTTAGATAGTGGGCTTTTACTTCGATTGGATCATTGCCAGCTGTAGCAGATAAAATAGTCTGTAAGCTTATTGTAATCATGCTTCTGCTGGTTGTAATAGATCGTCTTGCTCGGGAGCTGCTTCACCTTCTGCAATTCGATTTGCATCACGAATGCTTTTAGTTATCAGCAGATTTTCTTCAATCTCTTCATCTGATTTACTTGGTACGCCAGTAGAATCAAGCATTTCAGGCACATCAAGATTTTCGTCAAAGTCTGCCATTGGATTAGTGAGAACACCCTTAACAATTTCACGCTGAAATGCAATTACAGAAGGATCGATTGCTTCCGCTTCCAAGAAAATTGCGCCCCTTGCCTCGGGGCCAAAATTGACCTCAAGTAGATCGGCAATAAGCGTTTCGCTCATTTGCTGCAAGATCTCTTGCAAAGAAACTTTGCTCATCTGCATCATTAAATCTTTATGCTCGCCAGACTCTGCCTTGGTTCCGAATTTGCCCTCTTCAACTGCACGTGGTAGTATTAACCACTGGTGAAATGCTTGATGGTCATAGTAGCGCAAGCCATCAAGGAATGCAGGAGAAGCAGAGCCGGAGCTTTCATTCATTTCAATCTTCCATTTTTCCAAATCTTTTAACATAGATGGATTAATGTTTTGATTGTTTTGTAATATTTGCCCCATCATAGCCGACATATTAGAAGGGATTATGACAGGTAAATTTCTGTGAACTGTTTCCGCAAGGCGTTGAGCAACTAGCCACGATTCGATTTCTGTGCCATTGGCATCTGTGCTTTTGCCTTCAGGATAGGTTATTGTAGGGCTTGCGCCTGTGTTCTTGTTTAAGTAAATGCTGTATTGGTCTATGATCGATTCAAAGCCATCATACCACTCAATTAAATGATCGTTCATTGATGTGCCATACATACCGTTTTCGCTTGCTTCTTCATCCCATGTATAAATATAGCTATTTACTCGATCAAGACTTACTTCATACTTTGTATCTGGAAAAACAATTAGGCCATCAAATTCTTGAGTCTGCCGATCCTGAGCAATTAAAACCTCTTCAGGCTGTAAATACTTAAGCTTTTTATATACTGCTACTTGTCCGCTTAAATCGTATTGATTACCATCTACAAAATCCCATATACGCTCAAATTCAGCAACGCCATAATAGGGCGACCATAGGGAAATATTTTTAATTAAACGAGGGTAAAGGGTTTCAACAAAGGATTTTTTAACAAAGTCAATCCACTCATCTGGAATATCTTCATTGCGCTTTTTGACCAGAATATTTGCCGAGCGCATTGGTAGAGCATGAGCATTTTGAGCCAGCTTTAATGCTCCCCAAGTTTTCATCCTACGAAAGATTTTGTATTTTTTCTTAAAATGATTCTTGCCAACTCCACGCTGGCTCTTACTGAACATCATATTTATTGCAGAAATCCCAGTGGCTGAAATAGGTTCTTCAACTCCCATTCCTTCTTCAATGGTGTTTAGCGTATCTGGGTTGATTGGGTCGCTCATATGTATTTCCCTTGCTTTGAAAATACACTATACGCCCTATCATGGAAAAATGCTATTAAAGGATAAAAATTATTTTATTGAACAATATAATCAATTCCGGCTTTCGCTTCCGGCATAAATACTTCTGGGATTGGTAAATCGATATGCTCATCTACATATATTTTAATAAAGCCTCTGCATATTCGCTGGCTGTATCCCAAGGTTTTTACTTTCAGGATAGGTCCATTATATGTAGTCTCTTTATTTTTACTGCATTCGACTACAGGTTTTAAGCGGTGCCCTTTTCGTATTGCCCGATTTGCAATATTGCGCACTGAGAAACCGTATCGTGCAGATAAAGCATTAAGCTCGTCCATTAATTCTTGTGATATTCTAAGACTTTTCATTTCATAGTTCCTATTTTTGGCAATGGGCATTCTGGATGTATTTTTTCTATATCATCAATAAATAAGTGATTTTCACCTTCAATCATACAAAATGAAGTTTTACCATGATGTATTATTCTTGGACAAACATAGCAGCATGATACAGGTATAAATCTGCTATCCTTTGTCATTGCATCAACATCTTCTTGCCAATCTACTTTATTCATGTTCTTTCCTTTATCGTTATTTTATTAAGATGCTCATTGATTAACTCACTAGATAATTCACCCATTTCTATCATACATCCTACGCATATAAAAAGTTCTGCTATGCAGTAAACATCTTTTAGTAATTCGTTCTTTTGAGTCTGTCCACATGTATCACAGAAACCATCAGCACAGTGTAAGGCTTTAGAAATTCCTATTTGTTTTTTCATTTTACTTTGCCCTCGTATTTTTCTTTGGTTAATTCAATTTGAAAATCTAAGTCATATGCGCTTTTTACTTTATAATGCCACCATTGCCTGTGCTTACCATAATATCTAAATACCACCATATCTTCTTCGACAATGGCAACGATATGAATCTTGTATATGTGCCGGACAATAAACAATCTAAATTTCTGACCTACCTTGAAGGGGTTGGGGTCATTCAGGCTAATGCTCATTTTCTCTTGCCCCTTCTTGTCATCATATCGGTCATGTTATCAATCGTCCATTCTTCGGGTTCTAATTCTTCCAACGTGTAGTATGGCTCATCGCCCAAGTCGTTCGTGACTTTAATATCGTGATATGCATGAGCTACCAGAAACGATGGGACGAGCTTATGAGAATCAAGCAGGTTGCCAACTCCATGCATAGACTCCTGTGCAGCATCGCAGCACTCTCCGCAATCCTTGCAAGTTATAGTGTAGTATGTACTCATTTTATTTAATCCTCATATTCTTTAGCACATTTAATAAGTTAGATTTAATCTTGTTCTTTGATTGCCCATTATCATTGTATTTTACCTGCACTTGCTGATTGCTAGGCAAGTGGCAGATAATCATAACATTCTGATCCTTTAAGGGAACTTCGATAAAATCAAGATCCTCGTTCTTGAACTCGTTTTCTTTGGTTGTTGGTATAATCTCTTTCTCTAGGCAATTTATGCAAAGTGGTTTTATTTCATCATCTATCTTGACCATATGATTCCAATATTCACTGCAATTAGTGCATTGAGATTTATACGGCAAGCAGTTATCTTTTCTCTCTTGATTTTTCAGCATTTTAGGTTCCCAATTAGGGATTATCCATCCAAACATTACGTTACCTCTCCGTTTATCTGTAATTATTGCATTCATTTACTGGGCTATAGTTCTCAATTTCTTCATCAAATACTTTGCAATGATAAGTGGGGAATGACATTCCAACTTCCACACGGGCTGGGATTTCCTCACAATTATTACAAAGCTTGCAATCGCTCTCAAGTGGTATTTCGAACGGTACAAATATTTCTAGTATTTTGGGTTCCTCTTTTATCCAATTAGGGATTATCCATTCAGGATATTTGAAACTTAATTTACCATCGCTGGTTTTTTGAAAAGTACACTTATTTTTTGGAAACCACGCCTCTTGATGATTATCAATATCAAAGACCAGCACACCCTTTTCGGTACTGTGCTTTTCTTCAGCATGATCGATTACTTTAAACTTTTCACACGTTGCGTTGCCTCGCTGTTCAAGGAAATTTTCTACTTCTCTTCGTTCCTTTGGGCTATCGAACTCGAATCTATCCCATACTGGGTCATAGTTTTCTTCTGTGTATAACTGTTGCCCATTAATGCTATCGCCATGTCCAAACATTACGCCACCCTCTCTTGTAGTTCTTTTAGGATTTCATCATAGCATTCCAGCCAGATTTTATTAATACGTTCCTTGTCATCATCGATTTCAATAACTACGCCTTCCTCATTAATTAGATGCATGGTGACAAGCTCTAATTCTTCCTCACCTTCAGCAGGATGCCAGTTGTCGGGGTGTCCTGAAAGCTTTGCAGGTATTTCGTAGCCTGAGTAGTTCACTGTGATAACAGCAAAATATTCGTCGTTGTCAATCTCAAACTCTTGTTCAAAGTTCCATGTACTCATTTTGCTTCCTCCAATTCTTTAGCGCAGATTAAAAGCCCTCTTTCCTTAAAGCTCTCAAAGGTAAGCGTGAAGGTGTGACCTTCTGATTCGTAATAACGAAAAACGTAAGAATAAAAGTATTTACATGAAGAATAATAATTTACATATTTATCTAATGGTGTTGAATCGCCATCGTCATTTATTTCCTTGTCAATCTCTTCAAGAAATGCTTTACGATCTGCATAATCCTTGTCGAGCTGTTCAGGGTTGTTCTCGTACTTAGACGAGCCCATTAATGATTGCTTTTTCATATTATTGCCTCAAAATTAGTAAATTCTCTTACGGTATTAAAATCGTAATTAGAATCAATTCTTTTCATTTTATTTCCTTCACTTGCAGCCGGAATAAAACCATTCACAAATAAATGAATGCTTGTATTACTAACTTCGTACTTCGTGATATATCCATATTTATCATTCAAAAATTCTTTTGCATCTCGCAATGTATCAAAACTTTTAGTTTCTGTAGTACGCCCTAAATCTTCTTGTGTAGTCCAGTTGGCGAACCAAATATTAATAGATTTCATTATGCGTTTCTCCGTTTTATAGATTTAAATCTTCTTTCTTGAGCCATAGACATAAATGGTGTTTTGGACATTTTTTGTTTATGCTCTTCGCATGTTGCAAGTTCGTGCCGTTCAAAATCCTCGGGGTCCATTGACATTTTGCAATCAAAACAAATCATTTTTTTCATTATGCTTCATTCTCCATTGATTGTTGCGCCTCATCTATAAGGCTTGAAAGAGTTGTATCGTGCTGATTGCTGCTTGATCCTAGCTCAAACGCTCCAAATGCTTCGCCCCTATTGTGAAGATCTGAAAATTCATCTGCAAATATCTGGCTTGCTTCTGATGCAAGTTCTTCAAGCTCAAGTTGTATTTCTCTTAGTCTTTCGAGTGCTTCATTCATTATGCTTCTCCCTGTATTAAAAGTAAAAATTTGATTTCGATCATACGTTTTTTGTCTGAATTAAATGGAAAGTCGAGTTTTTCTAGCTTGCTTAATTCTTCTTTGAGTACTGCGATTTGATTTTTCATTGTGTTTCCTATCCTTCCTTGGTTGGGACAGATGAAAATTTAGTCCAAGCTTCTGCTTCGCCTTTAGTTGTGAAGTGCTCTATCTCATCCCAGTATTTATTTTCATTTCGAACAAGCACGACCATGTAAGTTGTTTCGCCGTTGCCAGCCGTTCCTGTATGGTGCTCATAGTGGTGTGTTTCGCTTTGATTTTTCATTGTATTTCCTTTTGTTATAATACTAATATAGTTCAAATGTAAGACTTGTAAAGCTCTTTATTAAACTTTTTTTAAGTTTTTTTTAAAACTATCTATAACGCTGGGAAGGGGGACGACCAACACGACCGCCAGTGGATTCTTCTTCAAGATCGAATCGGACAGGAAATTTATAGTCCCAATAATAGCCGATAGCATCTGATATGTGAGTCAGGGTAGTATCGCCACCAGCTTTAGGATTTATTTTGCGTAAAGTACCTTCAAGATACTGCACCAATTTTAAGTCACGTTTAAGGCGTGGATTATTCTTTGGATCTAATATCACCCCGACTTCTTTATTCGCATTCAGGATACGGCTATTCGTGGCATTTACCCTATCACTAACCGCAGTATTGCCACGCTTAATATACATATTGATTTTTTCAGTGCCGTAATATCTATTTAGAGCATTTGAAATTATCTTCCAATCACTTCCGGTAGTCGCAGATGTTTTATCGCTGCCCCCTGAAGCATCACCATATACATGAATATCTCCATCGTGATCGCCCCATTGATTAATTACCTCACCGACAATTATCTCAGTATTGGAATTTACAGGCACCCATATTTCGCCCAAAATAACATCTACAGTGCTTTGAAATCTTACCTCATCGTAGTCATCATCATACAAAATTTTCTCTTGTAAAATGACCGCCACGCCGGGCGATACATTGAAATCAAAGCAAAAAATTAGGGGTTCATTTGGGCTATAATACTCATCTTTTTTAATCTCAAAATCGTGCGTATCTTCTTGATAGGAATAATAAACTCGGCCTTGAACATCTGTCTGAACCCCACGAATTTCTATGTCGTAGGTGATTTGATCCATTGATGAGCGCATAATTTCTAATTCTGATTCGGGTAAAATATCTTCAGCAGACCATTTGAAGTGGTGCCATACATCTGGATTTTCTCGGGCAAGTCTTTGGAGCAATTCGTATTCGATTGATGGTCGAGGCACACCCATAAAAATACCCCAGCCTTCAGTATCTGCTAATGCAGGTAAAACGTTTTGCGTGTATATGCCGCTTTTACAATCCGCCCATTCGTCTGCCAGTACACCGAAGCACTTAGATCCTTCTATGCGCTTTGGTTCGTCTAGCCCTACTAAAACGATAGTACAGCCGAATATTAAATGTATTTCTAATGCACCCTCAAGCTCTTTCTTTTTCCATGACTTTGGAATTGCTGCTTTTAGCCTTGACCACCATATGCGCTTAACCTGTGTGAAGGTTGGTGCAGTGATATAATAAAAGCCATCCTTTAAGTGCAGGCCATGCCGTTGGTAATCTTGATGAATCAGATCCTTGAAGCACTTGGCAGGTATATCGGTTTTGCCACTTCTACGCCCAGCCTGAATAAGAAAGAATCGCTTGCGCCTATTCTTGATTGCCTTAATCAGCCTATCTTGCTCAGGGTGGTAGCGTAGTTTATCGGGCATTATAACTTAATTAGATTTAAGAACTCAGATCTTACTTCATGTTCCTTGAATACATCTAAAAGCGCAGAAGTAACCATTGTTGAATTTTGTTTGTTTATTCCCCTTGAGCACATGCAAAAATGCTTTGCCTCAACAACCACTCCGCAACCCAAAATATCTGGAATATGTTCTTTTATGGCTGTTGCTATTTCCCAAGTCATCTGTTCTTGAATCTGCAATCGTCTTGCGTAGGCATCAACAGTTCTTGCCAGCTTAGACAAACCGACAACCTTTCCATTCGGTATATAGCCAATATGAGCAGTGCCCACTATTGGAAGCATATGATGTTCGCACATTGAATAAAATTCAATATTATTACAGATCACCATTTCAGAGCAGTTAGAATTAAAACACTTTGAAAGAATTGCTTTTACGTCCATGCCATAACCAGCGTATAATTCTTTCCACGACTTAACCACTCTGGCAGGGGTTTCGATAACGCCCTCCCTTGTTGGGTCATCACCAATCGCTTCGATGTATCTGGTAACAATATCCTCTGCGTCTTTTTCGGCTTCATCTTCCCAAGGAAATTGTAGCCATTCTTTTATTTTCTTTTCGGTTTTATCATATGGCGAATAAAATTCTTTATTCCATCCAACCATATATTTCAGTCGGGTTCTTCCTGAGTCAATTATATCATCAACAAATATATCGGCTTCTTCTGGTGTC